CCCATATTATCTTTGGGTTTGGCGTTTTTCCTAATCCTAAAACTATCCGCAGTAGAATATATTGAACCCATGAATACCGAAGTTGGTTGTATGTCGATATTTGCTTCGTCACGTAAATCAAAATCCACTCGATTTATTGCAATATCACAAATAGTAGGGTCTCCCCATAATGGAGACACCTCAACAGTCTTAACCAAATTAATTATTTGAGGTAAAGAATTAAGGTCGTTTGAACTTCTAAATGTATTACCAGCAACTTGAGCTTCGGTTGCTATCCCCATCCTAATCAAATCTTGCGGGGATAATGAAAACTCACCAATATCTGATAAATCAACATCCATTACTAAGGTTTGATTTCCTAAAGGGACCCCCATAATCATGTAATCACCACTATCATTTGTTTTAGCGGTAAACTTATAATATTTATCGAAAATTTCTACAACGGTTGAACCTGTTAAAGAATCTAATCTTGATGGTAATGTTCCTGTTGCCGCATGAACAGAATAAGATTTTTCGTAAGGTAATAGATTATATCTATATCCATCTTCATTTTTATCTTCGGGTGATTTATATGGATAGATACTTGAAATTATTGGGTTAGATTCATCAATAGGTAAAATTGGTATAAAAATAGAAACTCTAGCGTTTGGTAAACCAAATCCGTTGTTAGCAGTAACTCTACCAACAAGTACACCGTAATCAGCGCAATTTCTATTATAGACATCTTCTTGTTGAATTTTTAAAGATAGAATCTCCAATTGTTCAAACTCTTGGTCTAACTGTACATTGATTGTTTTGGTAATACCTAACTCAGTTCTTATTCTATATGATTGACCCATTAATCTCTTTAGTTAATAAATAGTTTATGTGGTATTTTTAAAGTTTACACACACAATTAAATAATAACTTAAAGAAAAAATAAATAAACTTGTTAAGAAAAAGTAATTGATTGGAAGTTCTTAACTGACACTCTAATGTCTTTACCAGGATATCTAATTTGATAAACTTGTGATGGTTGAGCAAATATTGTATCGTCAACAGGTGCAATCAATTTCACCTCAGGGTCGGCATACTCCATTGAAGTTTCCGCTGAAGAGTATTGTCCTCCGACTTCATTGAATACTTCCAATCCCGCAACGGTTAATACTCCATTAGTATTTTGAATAATACTTCTTATCTCTGACAGATATACATTCTGACCTAACTGTCTTGTTTGTGGGTTAAAGTATGCAGAAACTTTATCAATCACACTTGAAATAACCTGTCCTGAGTTTTGAGCCGAATCCAAAACAATTGAAACGTCAACACTCAAGTCAATAACCTCAGCACTAAATATCGATATGTAGTCATTCATCATACGATAATTTGATAGGTAGTTGGCAATATTTTGTCTCAAAGTATTTGAAACAATATTTGTTAATTTACCTGATGTATCGTATGATAAAATTTGAATTAAAATTTTGTTATCGTTTTCTGTAATTGAGACTTTGGCAGGTGCCCCAAACTGAGCTGGCATGTTTCTAATAATTGATTCATAATCCTGAACCGTAACCGCTCTCTTTTGAGCTGCAAAGTTAAACGATACATAGTTTCTAATTTCTTCTAAAGATGGAATACCTGCACCGCCTACAGCTGCGGTTACGTTAACACATCGTAATGAATTGATTACCGCAGAGTTTGTTGTTTCAGATGGACCATTAACGAAGAATGAAACCGTACCAATTTGATTAATAACATTTGTACCTAAGTTTGTTGCCAATCCACCACCAACTCTATACTGTACAAACAAAGTAGAGTTAGGTGTTAATGTAGAACCTAATGAAAAATTGTTCGTATATTTCTGTAATTCTAATGTAGTACCCAAAGTTGTGAACTGATTTAATTGGTCTTGAGCAGTGTTTGTACCACCACCAAATGTCATTTTTTTAAATCCTTCAGGTGTGTATTCAGTAATAAACCTGTCTTGTGTTTGAATATACCTACCCACTTTGATACCAGGTTGGTCCGATACTTTTGTCGGGTCTTCAATAAAAACTCTATCTTCGGCCAAAGCGTCTACTTCATACCATCTATTCTCAACACCTAAAAATTCTGCCGTAGTTGGTATGTTAGTATATTGAGTTCCGTTCTTTAATAAAACACTTGTTATACCTAACACATTTTTTTCAGGTAAAAACAACTCAAAAAATGGTTTAACGTCATTAGCACCAATAACTCTCTTGAATACTTTTGTAATACCATTTACAACGATTTCTCTTTTTGTGATTGTATAATTAACTAATATGTTATTAGCGTTGAAGTTTGGTATTTTAATTCTATTTGGGAATCCTTGAGCATTATAAGGTGATGCAAAATCAATGTCATACACATTTTCAAAAACAACCCCAGCCCCAACAACTTGCGAACCTCTTTGTAATGTACCTAAGTATCTTTCGTCTTCTTTATCTCCAAATGCTGGAACTGTAACTGAGAAATCGACTAACGCAACTGATGGTCTTTGACCTGGTAATTTTAACCCGTAAGTTCTGGCAATATTATAAATTGATGACCTTTGTTGTGCATATTGTAATACCGTCTCTTGAACACTTCTATCAATGTTGTAGTGTAAGTTATCTGCAATTGCAGCATTTAAATCAATGAAAACAGAAAATACCGAAGCATCATTAAAGTCTTGAATTAAATCAGGGTAATACGTTCTAGTATAATTTAAGAGTTCAGTTCTAATTGACTGATAGTCTCTGGTTGCGTACGATATTCTGTTATTTGCCATTTATATTAAATATTGATAATCACGAAATCACTCTGACCAAATGTAGAACCATTGGTTGAATAATCTAATCTTATTTTTGCGGTATATTCTGACGTGCCCTTACCAGGGAATCGGTATACGGATGATTCACTTGTACCTAAAAGATTTTGACCTGTTGCAATGTCAACTTCTTCTTGAGCATCCGCAGGAGTAATACTTAAACTATTAACCAATAAATTTGGCATGAATGTTTCAATAGCATCTCTTATGTCAGATTCTATCGCATTAAATGTAAGTCCGTCAAATGGCTCAAATAGAAACTCATAAAGTCTTGTTCCAAACTGAGGTAAGAAATATCGAGAACCTTTTCTTGTTAATAATAAATGTATTAAATCGGCCTTAATCTCTTGAGACTGTAGCTCGGTAAGTTCTAAGTAGTCACCTCGTCTAGAATCCCTAAAGGGAAAATTTATACCATAAGTAATTCCATCTGCCAAAACTATAAATATAATACTATCTATTTTTCTTTAAATAGATTAAAAATGAAAAATCCCGAATGAATCGGGATTTTCAAATTAGGAACTACATCCAAAACAATCAAAAGGACTATCTTCAGGTTTTTGAGTTAGTTCATATATCTCAACTTTTGGTTGTTCAACTTTGGTTTTAAATTGTTGTATTTTTGATACATCAACCGCTAAGTGTTTAGCTCCTGTTGAAATTGCCTTAGTTCTAACATAATAACATAATGTCTTCAAACCTTTTTCCCATGAATGAAAATGTGATGAAGTAATCTTAGACAATGTTGGATTAGCCATGTAGATATTCATTGATTGTGATTGGTCGATAAATGGTGCTCTATCAGCCGCCATGTTAATCAATTCTCTTTGTGAAATCTCCCAAATTGTTTTGTACTTACTAATTAAGTGTTCAATTCTTTTAACTTTCTTAGTATAGTTTTTATCTTCAGCATCAAGGTGATTATTGAAGTTAATGTTTTGAATTGAACCTTCATTTATGATTATTTCATTTTTTAAGTCTTCACTCCAAACACCAATTTTTTCAAAGTCATTAATCAAGTATTTGTTTACAATCATAATCTCTCCACCAACTACTCGTCTGTTGAATAACGCTGAGTGAGCTGGTTCTGTCATTTCAAATGAACCTGTAATCTTAGCCGAAGACGCTACAGGCATCTGAGCCGTGAATAATGAGTTACAAACACCGTAAGTTTTAACTTCTTCTTTTAAAGAATCCCAATTCCAAAGACCACTTAATCCTTCATAATCTAACCCCCACATATCAAATTGGAATACCCCTTTTGACATTGGTGAACCTTTAAAGTGAGCGTATGGTTTGTGTATCATTGTTTTACATAATTCCATACTTTCAGTGATTGCCGCGAAGTAGATAGTTTCAAAAATGTTTTTATTTAATTTCTTAGCCTCTTCAGATGTGAAGATGTAATCCATCAAATAGAATACGTCAGCCAAACCTTGAGTACCGATAGCAATTGCTCTTTGGTCTAATCCACCTTTTCTACCTTTTTCAGTTGAATAACTGTTAATATCAATAACTTTGTTAAGAGCTCCAACAACTTTTCTTACTTCACTATAAAGTAGATTAAAATTAAATTCACCTTTCTCAATAAAGTTTTTCAATACCATTGAAGATAATGTACAGATTGCAGTAGTTTTTTCATCGGTGTATTGATAAATCTCATTACAAAGGTTTGATTGTTTAATCACGCCAATGTTTTGGTGGTTTGTTTTCTTGTTAGCATTATCTTTAGAACATAGGTAAGGGACACCAGTTTCAACTTGTGATTCGATAATTTTGGTCCAAATGTCTTGAGCTTTAACTTTTTTACCAAGACCTAATTCAACAGCTCTGTTATAATTTTCTTCGTATTCATCACCATAACATTCTTGGAGTGGTTTAATACCCGCCTTAATAATGTCGTTAGGACAGAACAAATACCAATCAGAACTTTCTTTTACCGCTCTCATAAAGTTGTCAGGAATCCAAAGAGCTGTAAATAAATCTCTCGCTCTTAATTCTTCTGCACCAGTGTTCTTTTTGATATCTAACAAGTCCATAACATCTTTGTGCCATGGTTCGATGTAGATGGCGGCACTACCAGGTCGTCTTCCTTGTTGGTTAAAGAACCTCAACGATTCGTTAACAATTTTCAAATACTTTAACAATCCACCCGCAAATCCACCTGATGAATTAATACGACTTTCTTTACTTCTAATATTAGACATCGCCAATCCGATACCCGCAGCATCTGAAGAGTAAGTTGATATATCGTTTAAAGTATTCAATAATCCATTACGTGAATCATCATTGTTATAATGTAAAACACAAGAAGCTAACTGAGGAACTCTTGTACCTGAATTAATAATGATTGGTGTTGCAGGTGAAATAAGTTGGTTCGATAATGAATGATAATATTCGACCGCCTCTTCAAATGAGTTTGTTACCCATAAAGCAACTCTCATATACATGTGTTGTGGTCTTTCTATTACTTTACCTTGTGGAGTTTTTAGTAAATACATTTCTTGTAATGAACGCCAAGCAAAGTAATCAAAGTTATAATCATTTTCGTGATTAATAACCTCATCAATTTTGTCATGACCGTAAGTATTCATCATTTCAACTAACTTGTCATTGATTACACCAGTTGAATGTAACTCCATAATAGTTTCACAAAAACTATCATTGGTTTCTTTGTGGTACGCAGAAATCGCAACTGACGAAGCTAGCCTTGAGTAGTCGTGGTGACTACCAGTATATGCGGCAGCAATTTCGTAGACCAATTTATCCAACTCTTTAGTTGTAATAAGTCCTTCAGTTGGGACCGATGTAATAACTTTGATGAAGATTTCATCAGAGTTTACGTTCAATCCTTTAGCCGCACGTTTAACTCGATTATAGATTTTTTGAGGATTGAATGATACGTCCTCACCGTTTCTTTTTTTAATTTTTAATGACATCATATTGTTTTAATATTAGAAATCTTCCTCGAAGGAGATTGTCTCATTTAATTTTGCTTTTTGATATTCTACCGTTCTTGACTCAAAGAAA